TAAGCTACTGACCCTGCAAATCAAAACAGCAAATACAAAATCAGGAAATCGCAATCAATATAGATGGCATACGAGTTCTGTAGAAGGTAAGAAAAAATCAGATATATATGCTTTGGTGGCTTACGAAATAAACAAAGTTTATTGGGTTCGGGGTGATGATAAGATAATTAAGAAAACATCAACTCGCTTACACCCAGAAGCATTTGACAATGAAAACGAATTATTAAATCAAGTTATAAATAGCTTTGAAGTTTAAATAAACTGCTTGTATGTAGTGTGTATAAACCATATTAAAACGTGTGGGCAATGTCGGGCAGATCGTTGCTCACACGAAATCAATGCAATGTATCTTTATCAAATATACTTTGGTCATGTAGTTCAATAATCAATTCTGCCAATGCCTGCATAACTGTCCTTTGATCTGTGATTAACAGTCTGTCAGATATATAATCACAAAGCAGGTCAAGCTCCTCATCAGCTTCAACACTATTTTCGCACGTTAAATCTAATGTAAGTTTTATATTAAAGTCTGACACGTCATAGCCTTATAAAAGTGGGCTGTGCCGAAGAGGGAGGGAGAAAGGCACAGCCCTAGTAAAGCGGGTCACACTGAGCAATCAAGTGTTGGAGGAGGAGAAACCCGCTTAATTAAGCATAACCTAAATATGCTACTCTTTGCAAGCGTCTGACATCTCCGCAGCCAATGCAGCATAACCCGCTGCATCTGTGCTGGAATCAATATGCCCACCATTGCGTAATCTTGCCATTTTAAGCAATACCATCATATTACAAACATCAGATGCATCAACTTTATGCCCCATATAACTTGTCCACATTTCTGCTATTGTATTAAAGTTTTCTTTTGGCGTGCCGTAATCTTTTTCCCTGTCACCATTAATTAAGTTTAAAGCCTGCATTAAAACATCTGATCTAATGTTGCTGTATTCTTTCATTATTCAATCCTTTGCTTCGCTTTACCGCTATTATCAGTAAACCACATAAACCCGTCATTTAGTGCTACATGACCTGATCCTATAAGTGAAGTTAAAGCTTGCTTGTAACTTGTCTTGGGATTACTTGCACTACTGCATTTCCCAATAAAGTGATCCTTAACAGTTTCTTCAGATATAACATGGTAAGCCCTTGGTTCAGGCCAGCCAACACCACCAGGGTTTGGATTACCTAAACCTTCTGATCTTAACTGTTTAAAGACACTGCGAAGTAAAGTTTGGTTTTTACCTTTTATTTGCGGGCGACTTGCCTCTTCTACCTCTTCAGATGATGCTTTCTCTATTACGCATGTTGTAACTGCATCACCATCATCATCTTGGCCTAGCTCTATAACTTTTAATTTAAAATTAAATATTGCTCCAGTTTCCAAATCCCTTTGCTTGGTGGCTTTTGCAGTACGCAATCCTGTCTCTTCATTGTAATCTAATTCTATTTCAGTATCAGTTGCAGCTCGCAAAGAACTATGGCCTCTTGCGCCTGCCGCCTTGTCTTTTCCTGAATGATGTACTGTAGCAACATGCGCTCCAGTAAGCTCACGTAACTTATCGCAATTACCAATAAACTTTGTCATATCTTCTGGGCTATTCTCATTTGCACCAGACATAGCTCTTGATAAAGTATCTATTACAATCATTTTAACAGGCCCATGTATTCGTGAAACCTCACGACATAACTTAGCCAGCACATTCATATCTACATCTGCATCAAGCATATTTACTGGAGATGGCCTGACAGCTAATTTAACGTCTTTGTGGAGAGAATAGTGCTGTCTCATAGCTACAACTCTATTATGAAATGCCATACCCCCTTCAGTGGCTAAATATAATACACTGCCACCAGAAACTTTATTATTATTCCACGCTTCACTGGCAGAGATGTGCCATGCTATATCCAATACAAAGAAAGATTTACCTACATTTGATGGGCCATATATAACTGACATCTGACCTTCACCAAACCAACCTTTCATTAAGTAATTGCTAGATAGCTGTGGCTTTGCGTCATATGGAAAGAATACCTGGCTTATTACACTTTCAATCTTTAATGCTTGTGCTGTTTCATCTGGCCCACGCTCTAACCACATATCAGAATAATCCCAACCTTCCATGTCAGGCAGTATGTACTCTACACCATGATCCTCTTGCGCTCTTTCACATGCTTTTATACCAGCCTCATCATTATCACCTGCTACAACAAACGTGCAATCAGGTTTGGCCTGCAAAAGATTATCAACAACTGCTGGTATATTACCTGCGTTTAATGCAAAAACACATGGCTTGCCTGTTGCCTCATATATTGTTGCAGCAGTAGCCCAGCCTTCAGCAACATAAGCAAAATCAACTATTTGACCCCCAACAACACTAAAGTTTCCTGTCACTGGCATTTGGTATGAAAACTTCTTTCGGCCTTCAGCCGTAATAAGTTGATGGCCTACACGTTTACCCTTTGGGTCAATGATAGGTACACATAAGTTATCACCATCAATGATTGCATTGTTTAAATTTAATTTCTTTTTATCAAGGTAAGGATGTGTAATCTTAGTATCCCTTTCAGGCCATAGTATATTATCAGTACGAACTACTTGTATAGAACTTACATGATTTTCTGTAGGCCAAAGAGACATATCTCTCATTCTATCTTTTATCCCCTTGAAATCATTACACTTTCTGCAATGAACTAACACCTCACCATTATGCTCTTTTATCCAAAACCTATCTTTACCAGCACAACTAGGGCATGGGCCGTGATATTCGCCTTGAGAAGTTTTCTTTAACTCTAAACCCTGTATTATCTTTAAACCAAACTCTGACCAAATAGCTGCGGGAAACTTGCTTTCTGTTTTATTATTATGTATCATATTTTTATTCCTTTTGTTTTGGGGTATTTCATGCCTCTCGCTTATTTATTGGACATTTTTAAAGCGAGAGGCATTTTCATTTAAAAGGGAATATCATCATCTAAATCATTAGAAGTTGGTGCTTGTGAAGCTACACTAGCTGCAAATGGATCATAATCTTGACCATTAATCGGCTGTGCTGGTTGTGTATTACTAAATACTGCATCTGTATTAGGTGACACAAATCCATCTACCTTATCAAATGGATCATCTCCGCCTTCTAACTCTGCAAGCTCTAATACTTGTACTGCCCGCAAACGCAATGAAACACCATTCAAACTACCAGTATTGTAAGGCACTATCATAACTGCAACATTAACTTTTGAGTTTGTTGTCAGCATAAAATCATCTGGTAATCTATTACGTGCTGCGTCTACTTGCTTTGGCGGTTGTGTAACATCCCCACCATATGATCCTTTTAACTTACACTTACCAACAATCTCATTATCTGCGTTTCTCTTGTATGGTAAGTTAGTTGGCTTATCAGGCCATTTACGTTTTGTATCCATTGCCGCCGCATTAGCATAAGCTTGTGAGCATATTTGATGTAGCTCCTTTGCTTGTGTATCATTTAATTTAAATGACATTTCAAAAGCTGCGCCCTCATCAAGTGCATGGCACTTAACGCTTTTGTTTTCTTGTGTATCAAATTTATATGTACCATTTAGTCTAGGGTACAGTGCGGTTACACCGCTTATCATGTGTTGCATATTGCAAACTCCTTAAAAATACGTGACACCCTCACGCTGGGATAAATTATATCTCGCCATCCAACCAAGGTGGTAGAGATAATGTTTCTAAATCAGGCCAACCAGTGCTGTAATCATTGGTTTCTTTTGCCCGCTTTATCTTGTGTAATGTTTGCATCATTTCTTGGCGTGCATACCTGTCATATTTATCTGACAATTCATAACATGCTGTTGCATGTGGTTTTTCTTTCTCAATTGCAATAAATATAAAATTAGAAATCTTAATACCTTCAATCTCTAAACAATATCTGTAAAAACTTTGTTGCAAAGAATAATTAAAATTCCTCAAAGCCTTGGAAAACCCATTTAAGCTTGCGTCTTGGCATGTCTTTACATCAAGAATTAAGCCAGCAGATGCTAAAAACCCATCAGGCCTAGTTTTAAGCCCTAATCCAGTTTCAGGACACGTTACAAAGAATGACGCTTCTGTAATCAACTCTTTGTTGTTCAATAATTTAGCTCCCATAGGGTGCGTTAAACACTCTTGAGCCATGTCACATGCTAAATCATAGTCAGCCTCGGTCAGAAGTAGCTTATTTTGCTTCTCTGCATCCTCTTTGGCTTCACTCCACGCTTTACCGCGCCTTGTCTCTGGCCCACGTAAAATTAAATCTTTCTCTGGCTCAAGTAGCATCGCATGTACTGCCGTACCTAAATCAAAGGCAGGGTTTTCTTTGCGTACTTTACCCTTCCAGTGACGTAATGTTGTGCTGGCTACTGCCTTTAAATCACTTGATGATATATTCTCATGTGCATGATACTCTTCATTGCTCATTTTATTACTTAAAATCATAGTCATAGTTTATTCTCCTCTATTTAAAATTTTCAGCCCCATATAATGCAATCAAAGCGGCTTCTGCACGTCCGTCATCTTTGACTCTACTAAATAATTGAGCATATTCTGGGAAACGCTCGGTTGCTTTACTTCTACTTACACCTTTGTCCCTGTTTAAACCAAAGTGTTTCTTCCATTTTGCGGGCGTTACATAATGCAATGGATGCTTGTTAGCTGCAATACATGCTTGCAACATCCCATAACCCTCACCAAACCTAAATACGCTTGATACACCCTGTCCTGGCATTGCACTCACACGCTCTACTACTGCAAACCTGTTTTTTGTTTCAGGCTCAAGAAGGTTAAGCAATGTATGACAGTCTATAATATTCTTGCCAGAATGATTTAACATTATTGGCATATCGTGAATTTCGAGTTTATTGGCTTCAGGCCAATAAATCGCAATCGCACCACTATATCCTGGATCAATACCAAATATTGAAAGCATATTAATCTTCCTTTGGTGGGCTTACTTCAACACCCTGCTTTGTCACTTGCATAAGTGCCGCCATACGAACATATGCTGTGAATGATAATCCACTCTTATGCGCTGCCTCACTTATTGCTTGATCTTGGTTATCACTAAAACTTATTAATCTTTTCTTGTCCATTTTATTCTCCATTTCTGTTGCTTAACCTTACTTATATATATAAATCATATTGGTGCAATATACTATTCATTATTTTTTTTAAAATAAACATATCTAAAAGTTTTCTTACCATCAATTGCGCCAATAAAAGGCGGTTGTTTTTCGTTACTACGCAAGACTAAACCTTGATTAAAAAGCACATTTAATTGTGGTGCTACATAAGAAACGCTTAACCCTGTATTCCTAGCAATCATTGACGTTGTATATCTACCACCACGATTAATTGATTTTAAAATACGCTGTTGTTTTGCTATTTCATGCTTTGCGGGAAAGCTTTGCGAGTTTAACGCAATGTTTTTATTTACACTTGATGTTGATAAACTTTGTATTTTTCTAGTCTTATGTAATGCAGTTCTTAATCCTAACTTAATTTGCTGTTTTTCAAATTCTTGCATCTTATAAGAATATATTATTTCGTAATGGTGTTTCTCGTCATTTTGCTTTAATCTTTCTTTAAGTTCTTGGATGTTTTTTGGTGGCTTCTCAGTTTCAACTCCATCAATTCCATCAAGGATTGCTGCTCCTCTAAAAACCACCTGTAAAATTTCCTGTCCCTGGTCGGGTCTGGGTTCTTCATGTCCTCTATCATTAATGAGTTCATTTTCATTAATCTCAATGTCATCTTGTGGGCTTCTGAAATGTGCATATTTATCCTCATGCATTATAAATTTAATGTTATATAAAGCTTTTGCTCGTGCTATATAGCTTTGGTTCATATCTAATAGCCTTGAAGTTTCTGCTTGCGTTAAACCTTTTTCGGCTGCCATTTTAATTTTTCTCACAGTTCTGGGGTCAATAGGCATTATTCTTCCTCACAAAAAATACCACAATCTGGCATTGTTTTCATTGGCCTACCCTTTGCATTAGGGTCAAGTTCGTCCAAAAATATTCTTTCACTTTTTACACGAACTAATTTTGAGCCAAGTTTACGTGATTGCTGTGACCTTTCCTCAAAAACTTCTGGAAATTCTCGTCTAACCAAATTCCAATATGTAGGGCTTGTTGCTTTAACGCATCCAATACAGTTAGCATTTGGAAAGCCATGTTCATATATTTTAGGTAATTTTATGCCAGCAGATGCTAAAAATCTAAAACAATCATCTTTTGTCATATTAGCGTCGATTAGTATTGGTAAAACATTATTACGCTCAGTTAATATAAATCTTTCATGCCTTCTCTTCTCATCTAAAGTAAAGCCAAGTACATGATAATCAACAGGGTTCTCCGCTTCCCATTGTTGCCTTGCTCTTTTCTTTAATTCAACTGTGCATGGCGCACCCATTGGGAAAGACATTCCCTTTCTCTTGTTAAACACTTCGACAACAGACGCACCTGGAAAATTTTTATTTTTGACTTGCTCAATCTCAATACCTACCCAATCTGATACATCTTTTAAAAATCTTAAATTATCGGAATGCTCTTCTTTAACTGGATTATTTACTGCGCGTACATTTTCCACGCCATATTTGTCTACTGTGAGTTTTAAAGCCACAGCACTTGCTGCGCCGCACGAAAACCAAACTGCTATCTTCATCACTCATACCTCACAAATTTACCATCATCATCTAATGCGGGCATTTTGGTTCGTTCTGGTTTTTGTAAATCCTTTATGTGATTTTTAAAAACTTCATTTAAAATATCATTGGTGTTAAAAACAATCTTTTGTCCACCAACATTATTTGCTTTATCTTTATTCATAATTTTAACCCTTCTGGACGTAGTTTTGGTTTAATATTTATTGATGAAACTTTATCTGTTTGCAGGCATTGCCCCATTGCATCAGGAAAATGTGGATAATATTCGTAATATATTGCTGGCAATGCATCACCACATTCTTTTGCGCTGGCATACATTTGCTCAAAGTTCGATCCACCTTCTAAAGTCAAAGAAATGCTTAAAAGTGTAAAAAAAGTCATGTGTTCAATTCCTTAATTTTTTGTTCAGTTGCAACTTGCCAAAGCATTGATAAGGGCATTAATTCAGATTGCTCAATCATCCACCCTTTGCCATGTCCTAAATCACGTTGTTCTGCTTGTGCTAAAAATACTTTCTTAGGTATAAAGCCAGCAACATTAATTTGGTTTTGTGCAATCTTGCAGGCCAATACAGCGCAATCCGATTTAAAACTTGCTTTTGATTTAAACAACAGTTTGCCCGTAGGGTAAAATGTTGATTTAACATCAATTGAGATATTATGCAGAAACATATCGCTACCATCATCGACACCCATTTGGAATAAATTATGTTTAATATTAAATATTCTTGCCACCGATAATTCTGACATAAGGCCAAGCATATCCAAATCCTGGTCGGTTCTGCCTTTATCTTTTCTTTGATTTACGACACCGCTTAACCTTGCTAATTGCCAGCGCAAAGTTGCAGCTTGTTTACAATCGCTTAATTCTTTGCGTGATAATGTAACTATCATTGGATAACCTCCAAATCATCAAGCTCAATGTAATCTGTTATAAAATCTAATTCTCGTAATGATTTAAATTTCATTGGCGTCAAATCGTCGTTTACAATTGGCTTGCCTAATTCGTCTAATATATGAAATGTTAATTCATCAACTTGAATGCTAAATTTATCCTGGATAGCCATATCATACCAAGGTTGTGCTACTACTTTAGTTGTCATTTGTTTTGCTCCATATTGCTTAAAATGTGTGATATTACGTCAACAGTCCAGCCGTTGCCTAACATCCTATATCTTTGGGTATTTGATACTGATCTGGTGTAACCATCTGGCACAGTTTGCAATCGCTCGCACTCTAAAGGAGTAAGTTTACGCCATGACATATCTTCAACCAATATGCTGTCTTTGGTTACAGTCGTTAAACAATTTGAATTGTTATCTTCCCTAACTTCAATCTGTGGCTTATTTGGTATTGTTTTATCGTAATCTTTACGTTTTCCATTTTCGTCTAATCGTCGATTAACTAACCTTGCACCTTTAACAAGTATTTTAGGTTCAAGATTGCCGCCAGAAGATGCACATAAACTTGGGGCTTTACCTTCTGGTGAATATACACGCCTAACATACCCATGACCCTTTAGATCCGCATCGCCTACATGACATAAACCCTCATCGCTAAATATTAATTGGCGTCTGTGTTTTTCAAAGTATGATTTTAAATTACCACCTTTAAAATAATTCGCGTCAATGCAATGTGATTTTGTGCGGTCTGTAACACCATCTTCAATAATATCTTTAAGATTAATTTGCTTATCTTCAGGCTGCGTAATATTTGGAATATTTGTCCAATATAATCTATATCTGTTTTGCGCGCTAACAAGATTGCTATTTATTGCAATCGGTTGGACGCCTAAATATTCGCTTATTATATCTTGACTTTCCTTTTTCATTCGCACGTTTTCCAGTAAAAAATACTTTGGCTTTAATTGTTTTAGCAATCTCACATATTCAAAGAATAGCTTTGACCTTGGATCGTCAAAATTTAATTGCTTGCCAGCAAAGGAAAAGCCTTGGCATGGTGAACCGCCAAGCAATAAATCAATCTTGGGTAATAGCTTGGCGTCAACCTTTGTGACATCTCCAATAAAATGTGTATTGGGGTAATTGGCTTTTGTTACTTGCATTGCATATTTATCAATCTCGCTTGCAAAATAAGTTGGTTTTATGCCCAACCTATCCAATGCTAATTGCCCACATGACATCCCGTCAAATAATGAAACTACCCTCATTCGCTTTGCTCCTCTTTTGTTTCTGGCTCAATTTGCATTGCTTGCCTTGCCTCCAATATGGCGCTTGCTAAAAGATTAGTTGCCAGCATATCGGACAAGCAATTCCAATCTGTATCTGGTGCAATAAAATCAAAGCTGTCTTGCGTTTGGCCTGTTAAAAATTCTAATTGATCTATCTCAATAAAAACATGATTTTCATTTTTGTATAGTTCAAGCGAATATTTTCCAGCCATTAATGCGTTTGTCACATTTATAATATATGTTAAATCTTCATTATCGGACGTTTCTAAATGTGCAACTTCTATATCTTTACGAACAAAGTCGGTTAGCTGCTCCAATGCTTCACGCTTTATTTTTACTGTATCTTTCATTTGTTTTCCTCCATTCCACAAATAACGTTTGCCATAAATAACCAGTAGTTTTCACAAACTTTATTATATAATTTATCGTTTGGGTTTTCGTCGATTGAACCAAACTTAATTGCAAGGTCAACAATACCATCATAATAATACTCAATATCAATAGCTAATCCAGACAACCATTCAGCAATCGCTTTTTGCTTGCCAATTCTGGCAATGTTCCAACCACATTCTGAATTAATACGATCAAACAAGCGCTTAACCTTGGCTTCCCTGGATGGTAATTCATTGCCGTTAGTATCTGTAATTGTGTCTAATATGTAAGCTTCATAACGTGGCTTATAAACTGTATGGTGTACTTTGGTCATTTTATTATCCCTCTTTGTTTTGGTTTAAGTAAATTCTACAATTAGCATTCAAAAGAATGCTAATGTTAAAATTAACTTATTAACAAATTAATTCTTTTGTATTAATATAGCGTTGTCCGTTTTTACTACAGTATTGTGAAAAATAAGTTCCAGACTTTTTAAAAGGATATTCTGTTACACTCCATTTATTGTCACATTGTTTATTTAAAAAAACGTACATAGCGTTTGAATTGTTAAAGCATTTTACAGTATATCTATTATTTAAAGTTTGCGGGCTTGAAATTATTGAATATTTTTGCATTGTTTTATTCCCTCTTTGTTTTGGTTATGTAACCTTATTAATATATATTATATATACTGTCAATAGGTAATATATAAATAAAATATAAATAATATATAATAATGTATTGACAGCTGCATCAATATGCATTAATTATTATGTATAGATAAAACAAAGAGGGTGAATAAAATGACTAATAGGGAATTAAGAACAATTAAGCGCCAGCGAAAAATTAGGAATGAATTGATATTATTGGGCGTGTATGATTTTGCTGGCCTGGTATGTTTAGTTGGTGCAATGGTTGTAACTGTTTATATTATTGCGGGTTGGTTGTAATGAACATTGAAATAAAATCAAAAGATGATGCTTTAACAATGGGGTTATTTTTAGCGGTGACCGCCAAACATGAAAGCCAAAGAAAAGAATGTATAGAATTAGCAGAAACTATTGCACAAGATATGACAGCAAAGCAAGTTGACCTATGTAAGAAAGCTGTCGAATGTATGTTGGAATATGAATCACAAAACGCTTAACAAACATAACATTAATATAAAAAGCCTGTATTATTTGCGGGCTTTTATTATGTGTAATGGGTGGGTAATTATATATATATTTATCATTCAAACAGTAGTACAGAAATAATATTAATATATTTATCTCTGATAAATATATTAATATTATTTTAAACTGTCAAGTATTTTCATTATATTTTAATTAAACTTTACCAAAAAGAAATTATATTGAGTTTTATATGTGGCTGTCTGCTGGCCAATGCGTGTATTGCATTTGTATTGCATTGCTAAACATTGGCAGGGGGGGATTAAGCATTGTATTGCATTGTTAAGCATTGGGTAAACATTGTTAAGCATTGGAAAGATAAGACGTGGAAAACATACTGACACCAAAGCGCGGGCGTGCGTATATATTACCAGGGTTAAATTATGTCAATTAGTTTCGGATAATCCGAACGACGCATAAC